CTTGTGATGATTTTGTGAATCGTGTGCAGAGTTTGATTGCACCGGTGAATACAGATTGGATTGACATTGAGGCCGGTTTTATGTTTGAAAATGCACAAGGTACCGGTTTAGATGAGGCAAATCGCAGATTGGGCACATTGGCGCGCTTGTTAAACATATACAAAGCAACATCCAATTTTGATATGACAATGACCGAGGGTATTTATGATTTGATACCGGGTCAAATGACATTGCTTTGTATCGAGGGTGATGAACGCCATCCATTATTATTTGCTGCGGTGCCATTTCGTGAAATTACATATAGTTTGGGGCCGGATGGTAGCGTTTGGTATTATTTCCGCAAGATTGTTAAAAAGAATTGGGAGGTCAAACAACAATGGCATGATGCCAAGTTTGAATTTGACGCAGGATCAGAGGACAAAGAGGCACCATTATTGGAGGCCACTTTCTATGATCCAAAAACCCGCCGTTGGAATTATTGGGTTATTTCAGAAAGAGATAAATCAAAGATTGTTGAACGCGAATACAGAACATCACCATTTATAGATTTGGGATGGACGCGCACATCTGGTGAAACATACAGCCGTGGTCAAGGGTTAAAGGTTATTGCGGATTTCAAGACATTAAACAAAATCAAAGAATATGCGCTGCGTGCGTTGGCATTTATTGTGCCATTTTTCACAGCGGTATCAGACGAGGATTATAAGAATTGGCAAATTGAACCGGGCGCAATTATACCGGTCAATTCAAACATGAACGATAACCCGTCAATTCGTGGGGTTGAGGTAAAGCAACAGGCCGATTTGCAGCAATGGAATATACAGCAATTGACCATGGCAATCAAACGCGGCATGTTTTCAACCACATTGTCTGATATACCGGATCAGACCGCAACCGCAGTATCGTTGGAACATACACAGCAAAACCGCATTATTTCAAATTCATTGGGTCGTTTGAATGTATTTTTGGAAAATCTGGTCAAGCGCATGATAGATGTGTTGCAGCGTCAAGGATTATTTCCATTGGATTTTGATTTGGAAATGTTAAACGGTTATGGCGCAAAGTTGCGCGTTCGCACAGAATTAGGCAATTTGGCCGCAGCAGAAAAAATCCAAAAGAAATTACAAGGCGCAGCCGCAATATCGCAATTGGATCCAACAGGTCAAGCGTTGGCACGATATATCAAAATGGACAAAGCCGTGCCGGCAGCATTGCGTGCGTTTGGATTTGATGCAGAGGACATCCGCACCGAAAGCGAATTGGCCGAATATGATCAAAAGGCCGCAGAATTGGCCGCTGCACAACAGCAACAGAATATCAACACAGAAATTGCGATAAGCAATGCAAAAGAGGACGGCAAGGCCGCAGCAAAAGCAAGGTATGCAAATGGACAATGAGGAAATAAAACAGTTGTTTGCCCGCGTGTTTGACAACGAGTTAGGCCGGCAGGTGCTGGAATATCTTGATAAAAAATACGATGTGGGGACAACACCAATGACGGCCGACAAGGAATATGTGAAAACTTGTCAGCGTAGCGTCATTAAATATATTCGTTCAATGTTAAACAAATAAAGGAGCAAAGCATGAATCCGGACGACAAAAACCTTAATAATCCGCCAGTAGATGAAAACAACAACGGCAATCCACCGGTTGATAATAACAATGGCGGCGATTGGACACCACCAGAGGGCTTTGATGCCGATATGTTTGATGAAAATCATGCGTTAAAGCCGGATGCGGTTAAAGCGCGTTTTGATGCGGACGCTGCAAAACAGGCCAGTTTGGAAAAACAAGTTGGCGATATGCGCCGCAAGGTTTCCAACAAAGACGCATTAGGCAGCGAGGAGGAATACAGCAAAGGTTATACCAATGAGGATTTCAAGAAAATTGCCGGCGAGGAAAGTGATCGCGGCAAGTTTTTGACCGAAACATTGGGTAATCTGGACAAGATTGCCAAAGAAAACGGTTTATCGTTGGCACAGGCCAATGCAATCAAAGAGGGATTGTATGGTTTGATGCAAGATTTACGCGTCATTGACAACAGAACGGCCGAGGAAAAAGCAACCGCAATTGCAGATTTGCAGAAATCTGTATTGGGTGACAAGGCCGCAGAAATTGTCAAGGCAAATACAGAATGGATTAAAGATTATGGGCTGTTTTCAGATTCAGAAAAAGAAATGTTGGATCTGGCCTGTCGCGAGGGCAACCCGTTGATCAACAGTGTAATCCACAAAATGCACGGTTTGTTTGGTAAATCATCAAGTGCAGATATACCAATCAAAGAGGGTGTAAATAATGATGGTTTGCCATCAGATACACAATTGGCAGCAGAATATCAAACGGCCAGTCCGGAACGCCGCGTTGAAATAATTCAACAACGCGCCGCAGCCGGTCGCACTGGAACATTGCCAATCAGTGCAAAATAAGTTGCATGCAGGAATCCGTCTGACGATTTCGGACGGATTTATGGATGCAATCAGTTGTAAAGAAAATCTTTACAAGTATCGCACCATATATGACCCGTTTGGGCGGCCTTATTTCCGCAAGGAAACCCGCAAAAACCAATTCGGCTTTATCGTATATTGCAAACCCCCGCAAGCAATTGTGGGTTTTTTAACGCCAAATTAAACAAAAGGTGAATAAAATGGCAATACAAATGGATCAGGTCAAACAGACCTATTACGATGCCGAGGTCAAAAAATACTATGTGACCAGTGGCATTTTGAACGGTAAAACCCGTGAAAAAGTTGCGACACCGGGCTCAAAAGTCCAGTTCCGCAAATCCGGTTATGGTTTAGCACGCGAACATGTGCCATACGCAGATGTCGTTGCAATGGGTGCGTCTATCACACCAGTTGAATGCCCAATCAAAGCATGGGATGCATTTGATTATGTGGATGAATTTGAACCAACAACGGTCAATTTTGACACAATATCAGAAATTGCACAAATTGCAGCAGGTGCGTTGGGTCGCCGCAAAGACCAAATCAAGATTGACGCAATGGCAGCCGGTTATGACGAAACCAACATGAAAGTTGGTGACGGCACAGGCAATTGCACATTGGCATTGTTGAAAGATGCGAAATTCAAATTGGATCAAAACGATGTTCCATTTGAGGATCGTATATTCATTTATGACCCTGTCATGTTGCGCACTTTGTTGGATGATACACAATTCACATCATCTGATTTTGTGGAAAAACGCCAATTACAAGAAATCAACGCTGGCACAGGCAAATGTGCGTTGGGCTTTGAATTTGTAATGATGTCCCGCAAACCAGAGGGCGGATTGCCAATCGCAAGCAGCAAAGTCACAGGATTTGCATACCACAAAGATGCAGTCGGCTTTGCGTCCAACAAGGAAATCAGCACATCCATTGACTGGATTCCTGAAAAGCGTTCATGGTTGGTTGGTGGAACATTTAACGGCGGTGCAGTTGTTATTGACAATCGCGGCGTTGTTGGTGTTTGTGTATCAGCAACTGTGGTTTCTGAATAATGAAAACCCCGATAATTCGGGGTTTTTAAGTTTAACCAATTAAACCAAAGGTGATTAAAATGGCTTTCAAAAATGATAACTTGAAAGTGTTGTTTAATGCAGCAGGTAATGGGCCAAAAATTTGGTGCTATTACAACGAAGGTGGCGACACAGTCACAACCGCTGGCTATTTTCCAAAAACAGCAGGTATCAAAGACAAAGATATTATGTTGGTTTTGATCAAAGACGCAGGCGGTGTGCCAGCATTCCACAAATTGGCAGTAAATGCATCAACAGGTGTTGTCACAGCAACAGCGTTGGCATATTACACACCAGCACAATAAGGATTGCAGAATCTTTAATCTGTGGGGCGTGTCCCCACGGATTAAATATTTGGAGGTAAGCGCATGGTTTATACACAGCAAAAAATTGCAACGATGACTTTTCAAAAGGCCACTGGCCGCGCAAGTGAAATTGACCTTGGTCAATTAAATGATAATGTCGTGCAGATTTTCAATACACAATACCCAATGTTATTGGGCACAGCAATGCAAATGCACACATGGCGTTGGACAGATCGTATTGAGGAAATTGACACAACAAGATTGGTTGATAGTGATGATCCGCGTTATCAAAAGAAAATCAGAATACCGGAACACTTGAAAACATTTGAGGGGGTTTATTCTGATGAAACATGCGCAAACAAATTAAAAGCGCGCATACATGACAAGTATATTTATATCAGTTTCATGAATCCGGATGATCCGGCAGGGTTTATACATTACATTGCCGAACCAGCCGAGGCAATTATGCCAGATTATTTTGTTGCATGGTTGGTGCATTTCTTGGGTTTGAATATGTGCATGGAGGTTTCCGGTGACACAACAAGATTTGAAATGTTGAGAAATGCCGAAAGAGAATATATGAAAATTGCCAAAGCAGCCGACAACAAAGAACACGGCCGCCAAACAATACCAACAAATGTATTCGTAAGTGTGAGGGACTAAATGCCAAGAACATTACAAAAAAAGAACAATTTTAATCATGGGATGGTCGTTGCCGAATTGGTGGAACGGCAAGATTTGGAAATATTAAACAAATCTGCTGCGCTGTTGGAAAACATAACACCAATTATTTATGGTGGGTTGCGTTCGCGCCGCGGCACGGTATTGTGTGATAGATTGTTTTTCAATGATTCAACCGCTTTATCGGGCACAGCAACAAGTGCAATTATAAGTTCGGCCGCATTGGCGCAATTACAAGGTTATGGTGCGTCCGTGCAATCTGGCGCAGTTGGAACAAATCGCGAATTGTTTCGTATAGATTATACGGACAGTGTAGATGGTGCGACATTTCAGATCAAGAATATCAAGTTGGATTTTGAAATGCCAACAATCAAGATAACACCGGTTTATACAATTGTGCCAAATCCTGCGCGCACAGCAATAACAACAAATACAAGACGCTGGACATCAACGAATTTTAGCGTCAATAATCCGGGTCGTGGGTATCGTGCGTCAGATTGGCAGCCGGGAATTATAACATCTGTCACAGTCAATGAATTAGGTCAATTGACATCTGTATCACCAACATCTGTAAATGCTGCGGTGTCTGGTGGTATAACCGTGCAGCGTTTGGGTGCGCCGCGTATAGAAAACATAATTGTTCAAGTATCAGCGGACGGCAGCACATGGACAGACATCGGCGGTTTGGCGGTGACAGAAAGTCCGCAAGATTTCACAGTTAGCACAGTGGAAACATTCAGATATGTTCGTTTGTGGCGTGAAAATTCGGTTGCGCTGGCCACATCGTTTTCAATTGACATGTTCAATGCCAGTGGATCCGGAACAGCACTTGAAATAAATACTGTGCGCACATTTCCGTATATTTACAACAATGAAATCAAGTATTTGTTGGTATTTGGAAATAAAAATATATTTATTTATCGTGATGGCCGTTTGGTGCAGCAGATATTTGTTTCAATTTTGACAGAGGATTTGTTGCCAAAGTTAAAGTTTGCGGCCAAGGATGACACGATTATTATTACACATCCAAATATACCGCCACAGCGTTTGATGCGTGTGGGCAATAATCAGTTTTCGTTTGCCGAATACCCGTTGAAAAACATACCTTATGATTTGTTTGGCACAACAACGGTGACACATAAATCAACATCTATTACACCAAGCGCAACAGATGGTGTTGTCACATTGACCGGCAGCGGATTTACAGAGGACATGGTCGGGCAATATATTGACAATGCCGGTGGCGCGTATGTAAAAATCACAGAATATATTTCTGCAACAAAGATTCGTGTCCGCACGATTGTGCCATTTTATACCACAGACGCAATCACATCATGGGATTACATATCTGGTTATGAGAAAGTGTGGTCGGCAGCGCGTGGTTGGCCGCGCACATGTTTGTTTGTGCAGCAAAGATTGGCATTTGGTGGATCGCGTGACATGCCGAATACAGTATGGTTGTCCCGTATTGGCGATTATAACAATTTCTTGAACATGGGCAATCATGATAATGATGCGATTACATGGCCATTGACAACCAATTCAGCGATTGTGAATATGGCAATTCAGCGTAATATGCACATATTTACATCTGCGGAGGAATGGACGGTGCCAGAAAATAGTTTTACACCGAACAAATTCGTCACATCCAAGATGAACGAAAACGGGTGCTGGGATCGTATTATGCCGGCGGTTTATGATAACAGTATTTTGACCATTGAAAAGAAAGGTCGCAACCTGTATTTCTATGGTTATGATGAATCCGCAGGTGGTTTCCGCAGTCAGAATATATCTTTGTATTTACAATATGATGGTAATCCGGTGGATTTGGCATTGGAAAAAAACAGTGTCAAGGACAAAGGCGATTTCTTGTATGTGTTGGTTGATACAGGTGTCATGTATGTGCAGGCGTTAGGGTTGAGCGAAAACATAAATGCGCCATGTATATTTAAGACCAATGGCAAGATTATATCTGTTTGCGTTGTGGATGACGAGGTTTATTTGATTGTTGCCCGTGCAGAGGGTGTGTTTGTTGAACGCGTGGCCGACAACAGATTGGATTTTGAAAGCAATGTGCAGGTTGTGGATGGTTGGTTGAGCAACCTTGATTATTACATTGGCAAGCGGGTTTATATTGAACAAGGCGACAAGGTTTTGACAAGGGTTGTGCCGGAAAACGGTGAAATATCAGTGCCAACGCTGCAAAACACAACAGCACAGGTCGGTTTGCCGTTTGAATACAAGTTGGTATCAAATCCAATTGCGATAAACGGCCGGACAACATCTATTCGTAAAAGAATAAATCGTGCGACAGTTGAAACATTGGAAACAAAATTGGTGCAATTAAACGATCAGATTCAAAGAAATAAGACGACATACGACTTTTTCGCGGTAAGCGCGTTTGAGCAGGATTGCCGGTATGAAATCAAAGGCGAATATACGCCAATGAGAATATTATCGGTTCAGTTGGACATTGCATACGAGGGGTAAAAACATGAACGAATACACAACACCATCAGGATTGCAGCGTTGGTTGGGCAACGGTTATAACATGGCCGGTTTATCATACAGTGGCGCAGCATTTGCGGATTTGGCAGCCGCCAGTTCGGAATATAACCAAGGACAAATTGCCGGACAGAATTACAGAATACAGGCCGCTAATTTGCGCGGGGGTGCAGATGATGTTGAAATTGCCGCAGCGGATGCAGCAAACGCATTGCGTAAAAAATATCTGGCCGCAATTGGCAGCGCGACATATAGTGCCGCAGCGCGTGGTGCAGATGTCAATGCAGCCGGTGGGGTTTTACAATCTGATCTGGAAAAATCCAGTATGGAATTGGGTGACGATATGGCCACAATTGAACGCAACGCAAATCGCCGTGCAAAGACCATGCGCACACAGGCCGATATTTATGAAAAGATGAGCAAAGCATACGGCAAATCGTCAAAGTGGATGATGTATAGCAAAATGTTTTCTGGAATTAGCAATTTGGGCATGGGGTTGGCAATGTTCGGTGCCGGCAGCGGTGCAAAAGGTATGGCCACACCATACGGGGACGCAATTGACCCGGGACAAGTAGCAAGTGCAAACAACATGTTATCATAAGGGGTGAAATATGCCAAATACATACGAAAGACAAGTGATGCATTCGGGCGGCGAACAATTACAAGGTGTTCAGCCGGATAATCGTGCGCGTCAAATGTTGGACGCACAGGGTGCAAAATTACAAGCAAAGGCCAAAAAGATTTATGCCCAAGAAGTCCGCAACACAATGGCGCGTGAAATGAATGATGCCGCAGCAAAGTATGGTGATGATCCGGCGGCATTAGGAAAAGCATTTGAGGGTATTCGCAATGGCACAATGTCAGAGATTGCAGATCCGGATGTGCTGGCCGATTTTGTCACAAACTTTGATTTGAAATCATCATCCATGTTGGCAACATCCAAAATTGCATTTACCCGCAAACAACGCGCAGAACACAAAAGTGCATTAAATGATTCATTGACCGATAATTTAGACGATTTAACACAAAATGCAATCGGCATGTTTGAAAGCGATGATGACGATATTAAAGTTGGTTATATGCATGCCAAGACGGGCGCAGCAAACGCATTAAATGCAGTTGGTGACAATGGATTAAATGTATTTACAGACGCAGAACGCAAACGCGGCACCAAACAAATCAGCCGTGGTGCGTTGGTTGGATTACAAACATTTTTGGCAGATCCAACAGGTGATCCGGTTCGTAAAGCAGAAATTGTCAATAGATTCAATAACGGGCAATACAAAGAAATGTTTTCGGCCGAGGATTACCCAAAAGCATTGCGCTTGATTAAAGCGGCCGGAAAACAATATGGTGTTGGTGGTTCGGGTTCATCGTCAAGTAAAGCAGACGAAAGCACGGTTGCCGGTGAAATGTATAAAATGACACTGGACGAATACAAAAAAGATAGCAAGGACAACAGTTATAGCAATGCGTCCATGGTTGATCTGTTGGATTTTCGTCAGCGCGCAGATGCCGATTATCAGTTGCAGAGAATCAGTGACAAAGAATTTAAGGACATTATGAGCAAGTCCGCACCAGCATTGGTTAAAAAGATTGACGAATATGTAAATAAAGATTTGTCCATGTGGCACGGTGATTCAGATTTGCAGCACGGCATTAAAAAGATACGCAATTTTGCCGATACACAAGATTTATCACCAGATCAAAGATTGTTCTTGTATGAAAGTTTTATGCGTGAATATCGCGCAGATACGGGCGCAGAACAAGGCAAGGAACGGTTTGGTGATGAGCCGCGCGCAGAGGCAGCAAAATATGCAGATCGTATAACACAAAGATGGGTTCAAGACCAGTTTCCGGGTTGGGATCCAAAAGTTGTGCCGGCAATTGTTATGGGTCGCACAGTATATCGTGCGCCAACAAGTGCAAGCGAAATGTATAAAAACAAAAACTATCAGTTGATGGAGTTAGATTAAATGGCGACAGTTTATAAGGTTTTTCTTGACGAAAACGGACAGATTTCTGCGAAATCGCGTATGTATGCGGTGTCAGAAAATGGCCGGCCGATAGAATCCATAAGTGTATCGGGTGACGACAGCAATTGGGGCGCGCCAGTCGGTGACAAGATTTTGAAAATGCGGCCAGTTCAAGAGGAACAATTCAAAGCATTTGACCCACAAACAGGCAATATTGTAGATGTTCGCAGTGGTGACCAAAGTGTGCGTATGGCGCGCATGCGTCATGCGTTAGACATGAATCCATATAAAGCATTAAGCAGTGGGTTGTTTGCCGGTGAAATCAAAAAAGACGATCCGAATGACAATGTTGTTTTCAATTTGGTTCGTGAAATCGGTCGTGCGCCAACGGAAATGATTGCGACATTACCACAACACACAGGTGCGTTGGGTTCATCACTGATAAATGGCGATAAGATTACAAAAAATTCAGAAACGGGCGAATGGGAAACGCATGCCGACAGATTGTTAAAGTCCGCAAGCAACACCAAGGCCAGTATAGATAAAGCGTTTGGTGAAAACCGTGGTGGCATTGCCAGTGATTTGGGTGGTGGTATTGGAACGGCCGCAGCAGCAATTGGTGCGGCATGGCTAACCGGTGGAACAGCAGCACCCGCAGTTATGTTTGGAATTGACGCAGGCGGCAATGTGTTGGATGAGGGTCGCAAGGCAGGATTGGATCCAATTGAGGCGCGTAATCGTGCGTTGGGTGTTGGTGTGTCAAACGGTATTTTGGAAAGTTTCGGGTTAGGTTTAATCTGGAAATCAGCCGGCAATACATTAGCAACCCGTGCAATCAAAGGTTTTTTGGTTGAGGGCAGCGAGGAAATATTACAAGGTGTTTCCGAGGACTTGATCATGCGCAAAGTGCGCGGCAAGAGCATAGCCGATATATTAGCCGATGGTTTATATCAAGGTGCAATTGGTGGTGTTGTCGGTGCTGGTATGGGTGCTGTGGCCGGTGGAAATATAGAGGGCATTAAAAAGGGTTTGATGGAACGCGGTTTAACAGAATCACAAGCAGATGCGTTGATTGCCAAGACAGTTGAAACCGCCAGCAATACACAAATCCGTGAGGCAGCATTAAAAGCCGCAGTTGATGAACAGAAAGAAACAGCCGAATTTATTCGTGAAAACCAAGACCAGATTCAACCGGTGCTGCAATCTGTTATAAATGATGCACTGGACGCAGGTCGCCGTGATGTTGATATTCGTGACGATATTAAAAGCCGCGCACAAGGTTTGGACGAAACCACACAAAACATTGTGGCCGACAGTGTTCAAAACTTTGCGGATGTTATGGCCGATGATTTTGGTATTACGCAGCGCGAATTTCTGGAATCAACCGGATTACAGGTTCAAACAGAAAACGGCACACAGATAAAGTTCGCAGACGGCACACAGATTGACGAAAACGGCAATTTGTTGGACAAGGACGGCAAGGTGTTGTTTCAGCGTGTGGGCAAAAAAGGCGCAAATGAAAGAGAATTGGACGCTTTGTTGCAGGCGTTGGAAATGGAAAAAGCCGGTTATGACAACGACACAATCAAAAATTCAACAGGTTGGTCGCGTGGTTTAGATAATCAAATGTGGATGGAAACCAACGGCAAGTATTCAATAAATCTGGATGGTGTTGCAAAGTTGGTCAAGTCAGAAAGCAAGAAAGCACCATTGCGCGATATTATAAATACTGATAATTTTGAAAGATACCCACAATTTCAAAACACAGAGATTCAATTTGTATATCAACCAAAGACAAAAGAACGCGCACATTGGGACAGAAAAAACAATCGCATACAGATAAATGTGCCAAATATATTAAATTCGGGCACCAAAGCCGAGGTTCAGATTGTAAAAACCATTGCGCATGAAATGGATCATGCAATCGCAGATATTGAGGGTTTTGAAAACGGCAGCAAGGTATCAGAAAAAGCGTTGGAAAAACAGGTTGCGCGTCACGAACAGCGTATGATTGACACATTGCGTGAATTAGGTTTGTATGAAAAATATGCTGCAAATCTGGAAAAGCAAGGCAAAAAGAAAAGTCATTATGATGCCGTGCAGGACGCAATATTGGACACATATACGGCCGAGGATTTGATTGCGGATCCAGAATTAAATAAAAAACTGGATGTTTTGCGTGCAGATGCTATAATTGTTGATAGATATGGCAAAGAAACATTAAAGGCATTAAATGAAAAAGAACGCGAAGCCCGCATCAACGAGGCATATAAACAAACTATTGGTGAGCGTTATGCAAGGCGCGCAGGCGAGATCGCGGTGTCCGGTAGATCCGATGCCCAGTTGCGAGCAACCCCAGACGAAACAGAAACAGAAATGGGGTCTGCGTTATTGTCGCCAAATGGAACAACAATTGACGCAAGAATTGGCGAAATCGTTCGGGATGAATTAGCAGCAGATTTGAATCCGCAGCGTTTGTATCAAGGTGATGACGATGTTCGCGGGTATTTTGACTATACAAACAAGATGCAGCAGATTATTCAAATCATGAAATCGGGCGATTTGGACACAGTGCTGCATGAATTAGGTCACTTTTTCAGCGTCAATTATATCAACATGGCCATTGAAACAGGCCACACAGAAAAGATTCAGCCATTATTGGAATATTACAAGGTTGAGGATCCGGCGCGTTTGATTGCAGATGATTCAATTCAAGAGGATTTGGCGGTCAAGTTTTTATCATATTTGAAAACAGATCAAACGCCGCGCGGTTTTCGCAAGTATTTTGACATGGCCAAAAACTGGTTGATTCAAATGTGGGAATCGTTAAAGAGTAAAGGGTTGGTTCAAGACAAAGAATTGCCGGACGAAATTGTCCGGTTTTTTGATGATATAACAATCCGCCGTCCGCGCAATTTGAATATCAACAACGCCATGAATGAAAAGGTGCGTTTGAAAAAGATATTACATGCTGCGCGCACCGGTGCGCTGGATGGTGTATCGGACAGCGATATACACACCATAGAGGAATTGTTAAAGACGGCCACAGCCCGCATACCGCGCATGCCAAAATCGTTATACACAAAATTGTGGGGTCAATTGAATACACAATTTGCAGAAACACACGATTTGTTGCCGCTGATGGGTATTGACGAAAAAGCAAAGTATCTGGCCACAAGTAAAAATGGTGGTATTAAAAACGAACAGGATTTGTTGGATTGGCTGCAAGAGGAGGGATTTATATTTGGTGACGGTTGGGAAAACAATGCCGCACAAGATATGATGCGTTGGGATGATGCGCTGCGCTTGTTGGGAAACGCCAAAAACACATATTCTGTTGATGATATGGTTCGTGTCCAAGAAATAGATAATTTGCGCCAAGCACAAGATGTTGCGCGCGATATTCTGGACGGTCGTGATTCATACGATGCGATGGCCGATATTGACAATGCCAAGTCGGCAATTCAACGCGTCAATGACGCAATTGACCGCAGCAACACAATGAATAAAGCGTTGGCAAGCGATTATAAGAAATTGCAAGCCGAGGTTCGTATGGCCAAAGCCGGAACATCCGAAATGCGCAAAGCGGTTAAAGCAGCGGTTAGTTTCTTGTATGCACAAGATATACCAACAGATATTAAAGCAAAGTTCATGCGCACAATACCAATGGTTCATGACAGCCGCAGTTTAGCAAAATGGATTGGTGATGTTCGTGAAAGAGCCGAAAAAGAATATTCTGATTTGGCATTTCGTGGGCAGCGTGACCGGTTGAAACATGAATTACAGGAAACATACAGTGCCAACAAACGCAATATCAAATACGATTACGAACACAACAAATTGTTCAATGATTTGCGCCAATACAATTTAATGTCGGCCGAAAAGGCGCAAGAGGAAATTAAAAAGTTCTATGACGGGGATCAAGAAAAAGACGGCTTGTCCCGTGAGGATGAATTGCGCAAAATGATGTTGGAATATCGTGCCAATTTGCCGCGCAAACAAATGTCCGGTGCGTTCATGGATGAGTTGATCAGCAGAATCCAAGAGGCAAAGTTGATTGGCCGTGACGCAATTGACGAGATTCAATTCACAAGAGGCATGGAACGCGTTGAATTGCGTGATGAAATACTGGACGCAATTGCCAAAAACAAAGCAACCAAGATTGGAAAACACTTTGCCGGCATTGCGGATTTCAAATCGTTATTGACCATGATAACCAACGGCAATATCGCAGACCGTTTCAATATGGTTGTGCGTGAGGTTCAAGCCGGTATTGCTGCGGCAGGTCGTCAAGGTGAAAGTATGCGCGAGGTTTTGCGTATAAATGGGTTGCCAGTGGCCAACAATACCCGCAAGGACAGTTATCAGTTCTTGAAATACAAAGCGGAATTATGCCAGCCGATAGAGGAATTAAATGTATTTTACACAGACCACCACGGCCGCAAGGTTCAAGTTGGTATTGACAATGGTAAAAAAACATTTTCCAAGGCGCACATCATGGACATGTGGAATCAGTATAAAGATCCAAAATCCCGTGAGTTGATGGACAAGTTTTATGGTCAATGGCAAATAGATCAGTTGTTCAGTTATTTGACAGACCAAGATAAACAGACGGCCGATTATTTGATGGAACGGTTGCGCGACATTTATGATATGGTCAATCCGGTTTATGTGAGTTTGTATCAAAAAGACATGCCGCATAAGAAAATATATTGGCCGCGTCAATCAAATCACGAGGTGGATCACGAATTGTTGGAACGCTTTGATGGTGAGGCGCGTGAGGCGAATTTTACAAAATCCCGTTCGCATGGTGCAATACCTGTATTCAAACGCGATGTGTTCAGCAATTATCAAGCACATGAAAAAGACGCACAATACATGGTTTATCAAGCCAAAGCGTTCAAGGATGCAGCAGATATATTTGACGAATCCACAGTTAAAGAGGCAATCGTCAATAAGTTTGGCAAGGATGTTGCAGCGGAATTGTCAGAACATTTGAAAGCGTTGTCAATTGGCGGGGTTCGCAAGGCGCGCAGCAGTGGTGATGCGGTTATAAACCAAGTATTCGGTCAGATTGTTGGTTCAAAAGTCAATTTATCACCATTTGTTATGATGAAACAATTGACATCATTCGGTGCGTTTTCAGCAAATATGCCAGTTGGTCGGTTTTATAAGGACTTTGCAGCCGGTATCGCACAACCGCGCAAGACATATAAATATATGATGGAACATGCCGGTGATTATTTGAAAAACAGATATGGTCGCGGAACAAACGAAACCATGGCTGCAATGATAGATCCGGCAAATCCGCACATCATGGACAGATTGTTGGGTGCAGAAAACCGTGCGTCCATGAATGAATTTTTATCAAGATTGGTTCGCACTGGTGATATTGGCGCAATTATCTATGGCGGGTATCCAAGGTTGAAATTCTTGATTGAGGAAACGGACGCAACCGGCAATCCGGTCAGAACACATGAACAAGCCGTGGAACAATTTATCAAGGAATCCGAGGAAACGCAGCAATCAGCAACAAATGCGTCACAATCAAATTGGCAGCGTGCCGGCAAGACAAAAGTATTTGCGATGTATAAAACATCACAGATTCAGTATTTCCGGAAAGTCGCCAATGCGTATAACATGATGAAACGCGGCGAAATAACCCGTGGTCAATTCAATAAAACTGTGGCGATTTTTTCGGCACAAATGGCCATTTGTTATAAGTTGATGGGTGATTTGTTGAGTGCAGCATTATACGGATGGGATGACGACAAAGACGCAGTTGATGAATTGGGTGAATTGGCCGGTGCGGTTATCACACAAGGGTTGGATGCATGGGGTGCGCTGGGTTATTTATCAAACCAAGCGTTCGGTGCATTTACAGGCCAAAAACGCCAAGCCGATTTGTCAATCGTTGGAATCAGTGATGTTTTACAAACAATAAACAACACAAATAAAATCGTTCACGGAAAGAGCGGCGACACTTATTTCTGGGTGCAAACGATTGCACCGTTGATTGAGGGCACAACCGGTGCGCCAGTCAGCAGATACAATCGCGTATTAAAGAAAAATCAGTTCTTGAATTATCAAGATTTGGGAATCTAAACAAGGAGCAAAACAATGTTGTATATCACGCAAGGCAATACAGAACAATTTACATGCGGGCCGATTGAAACAGCGGATCGTGAGCCGGTGGATTTGTCGGCTGCAACGGTGAAAATGATCATTAAAAGTTCATTGGATGATCCAGATACCGCAGCGGTGTTCGTGCAAGAAATAGAACATCCGGATTCAAACATTGTTTTATTCACTTTGACGGCTGCACAAACCCGTGCAATAGAGGTTGGCCAGTATATCATGGGAATCAAAATTATATGGGATGGTGAGGATGGATTAAAACGCGAAATCAAAAGAGAAAATGTCACAGTAAGCAAGGGGGTGTTCAATGGATGATCAAAAAATTTTAATACCGCCATTAGAGCCGGCACAAGGGATTATGGCGGCTTTGGAAAAGTTATTTATATGGAATCCAGCGGTAGCACAAAACCTTATTACACAAATAAATAATGCGCTGGAAAGCGCAGAACAAGATGCTGCGGCCGCCCAGTCGTCAGCGGCCGCGGCTGCCCGTTGCGAAAGCAATATGGAGGCAGCAATACAGCAAATGCAGGACTATGTCGCAACGCAAGCACAGTCATTTGTGTTTGAAATGTCGGAGGAACAGGCCAATTGGACAATAGTTCATAATTTGGACAAATACCCGTCTGTGACCGTGGTTGATACGGCCGGCACAGAAATAGAGGTAGATGTCAAATACATAGATTCAAATACAGTTGAATTGCACGCGAACGCACCGTTTAAGGGCAAAGCGTATTTGAATTACGGCGGTATAACCGATGTTATGGGTCGTGAATACGACATGGGAACAATAAATTAAAAACAACAAAGGAGCACAAAATGGCAAAAAAACCGTTTCTTTCCGACATAGACATGAACGGAAATGAAGTCCAAAATGTGGTTATACATAAAGTAGCAACCACGCCGGCCGGGGTTAGATCCGGTCAAATCTGGTTTAACACATCAGATAATTACCTGTATTATTACAATGGCACTGTATCAAGGGCTATTGGGTATTTACCACCAGCAACCGTTTCAACATTGGGCGGCGTTATAGTCGGTTCAAATATCAGTGTTGATGGCGATGGCCAAATATCTGTTGCGTCCGCAAGCAATGCCACAGCCGGTGTTATCAGAATTGCGACAGATACAGAGGCAACAGCCGGAACAGCAACAAATCTGGTTATTACACCTGCACAATTGGCAAGCGCAATTGCCACAGCACATATTGGTGCGATGGTTTATAAAGGCACATGGGACATCACATCTGCAACCGATTTCAGCGGCATTACATTGCCAGTTAAAAAAGGTTATTTCTATCGTGTGTCCGGCACAGGGCCGAAAACAATCGGTGGTATTGAATGGAACGCAGGCGATCATATTGTTATTGAGGCGGATGTTGCAGCGGGTGGCACAATATCACAGGTTTCCAAGGTTGATAATACCGAGGGCAGCGACATTGTTCGTTTGGATGCAACACAAACATTGACAAACAAAACAATTGACGCAGACGATAACACAATTGCCGATTTAACAACATCCAATTTCAAGTCCGGAACAATCGTCACAACCGTTGGTTCAACCGGATCTGATAGCAAATTGCCAACAGAACAAGCAGTCCGTGAGGCAATTGACGGTAAAAAATTCACCGTTGCAAACCCAGCATTGACAGCAACCAGTGGTTTATGCACATGGTCAATATCAAACACATTAGCCACAGCCGATGTTGTTTGTTCTGTCCGTGAGGTTGCAACCGGAAACGAGGTAATGTGCGATATTACATACACAGCAAGCACAATCACCGTCAAAATCAACAGTTCGTCAAATATAGCCGCATCAGTTTATAAGGCAGTTGTTGTCGGTTAAAAAACACAAAAGGGTCGCAAATGACAAGGTTTCTTAATATCAGCACAGATCAAACGCTGGGCGGTTCGAACACAAGTGATGAAATTGTGCCGAGCCAAAAGGCGATTAAGGCGTATGTTGATAGCCAAACAGGAACAGCGCCCGCATTTGCGAATATTACCGGTGATCCGACAGATAATGCAGCAATGGCCACGGCATTAAATGCCAAGCAAGACACATTGTCTGCGGGGTTTGGGATTGAAATTTCAAACAATACTGTTGCGCTGGTCACAGAATTTGATTGCGGGGGTGTTGATGAGGCATCAACAGACGAATATGACATGGGAACAATAAGTTAAACCAAGGAGCAAAAATATGATATACAACCAAGGTGATATTATACCGGCAAGCGAATATTATGACGCATGCCAATTTGTAAATGAACACAACGCCGCGTCAAATTATGATGACAAATTGGATGTTGTGTTGTTGGACACAGGCGATTATGAAATCTGTCAAATGAGTTTGGATCAGAAAAAAGCACTGGTTCATGCGAAAATTGACGATATTAAAAAAGATTTGGCGGAAAACTGGGATTATAAACAGTTCAAATACCTGCGCGGCGAAATTACCGCGGAGGAATGGGAGGTTGTAAAAGCCGAAATCCAATCGCTAACTGTGGAAATAAACCATTTAGAACAAATCATAGAACACATGGGGGAATAAAATGTCACGCACTTTGAAAATACGCCGCGGGACAACCGCACAAAATGACACATTTACAGGTGCCATTGGTGAAATCACTATGGACACGGACAAAAAAGAGGTTCGCGTTCATGACGGATCAAAGGTCGGTGGGTATAAAGTCGGTGAAAAAACCGAACACGGCCCGGACAGATTTTTGGTCGCAGCAAGCGCAACAACATTGACAATCAAGGCCGGTGTTCGTATTGCGGTTGGCACAACACATTATGAAACAGAAAGCGCACAAACAATCACACCTGCGTCTTGTTTGGATTCTGGATCAAGTTTAACAGCCGGAAAAGATTATTATGTCTATGTGGCCACAAATGACAATTCAACAGTATCTGTTGTTTGTTCATTGTCATCCAGTGCGCCAAGCGGTTATACATCATACCGCCGCATTGGTGGTTTCCACACATTATGCGTCAATGTTGGCACGATTTCCGGCCACACATTGAGCGGTTATACAGCCGGCAACATATTGCCACAATCTGTATGGTGTCTTAACCATTACCCACGCTGCATGCCAATCAACCATGCTGCGGGTATGGTTTATATTCAAGAAACAGATTCATGGGTTGATATTTATAACATGGGCACATCTGGACAATCTGCGTATGGTGCAACCCGTGCAAACAATTTGCAGCATTATCAGTTGATGGAATTGCTGCGTTTGCAAGGTAAGGATGCAATCGGGGATCAAGAATTTTTCATTGCGTCACAGGGTTCAAATCAACAAACAGCCGTTGCCGGTAGCGCGCAACCAAATCCGGACACAACCGGTGGCCGCAGCGATACAGCAAGCCGCCGTATGATTTCCAATTATGGATGTGAGGAAATGTGCGGTTTGCAATGGCAGCATTTGGCAGGTTGGTCAGCCGCTGGTGGTTCTGGGTGGAATGCACAAAATGGCGGTCAAGGCCAATTCTATGGTTCTGCAATGATCCTGCTGGCGGGGGGCAATTGGGGCGCTTCCTCGTATTGTGGTTCTCGGTCGCGGTCTGCGGATTGTTCGCTGTCGGCTGCGATTGCGGGTAGCGGCGCGCGCGGTCGGAGCCCTGCGGTTCACGCATGGTATATGTAATACGGATGCTTGTGTTCGGGCGGATGCCCGAACACCGAAATCTGTAAAACAGTTTTGGGTGTGCGGTTATCGTTGGCGAGCGTTGGTTTGCTGCTGGCAGGAGGCAATTGGGACAATTCCTCGTATTGTGGTTCTCGGTCGCGGAATGCGAATAATTCGCTGTCGAATGCGAATGCGAATAACGGCGCGCGCGGTCGGATACGGGTCAAGATAATACACGGAGTCCATGTGTGGAAACCCGGCTGAGCCGAACATCCATGTTGGGTGACCAGCAAAACACAAAAACGGAGTAATGTTTGGGTTAGTAGGCGCGGCCGAAAATCCGAATAATGGACGCTTTGATATGAAAAGACACGGGAATCTTTGGAATCAAGTTATTGACATGGACAATTTGCGATATGCCTATGTCTTGGCCAGAAAAGGCAAAGGTCGCAAGGAGGGAGTTCGGAAATTTGCCAGAAACCTTGAAAAGAATCTGGCGATCATACGCGACATGTTGGTGACGAAAACTTTTCGCACCAGCATGTATTCAATGCGCACAATATACGAGCCAAAGAAACGGGAAATATTCATATTGCCGTTTTACCCAGACCGGATTGTGCAGCATGCGGTTATGAATGTATTGGAGCCAATTTGGGACAATATGTTCATTGCGGAATCATACGCATGTCGTGTTGGCAAGGGTATGCACAAAGGTTCTGTCAAGACAATGCAGTTTATACGGAAAAACCGATATTGCTTGAAATGTGATATTCGTAAGTTTTACCCGTCAATAAATCATGCAATCTTGAAACAGATTATACGGCGCAAGATCAAAGACCAAAATGTATTGTGGTTGCTGGACGATATTATAGATTCATACCCGGGGGAAACAAATACACCAATCGGGAATTACACAAGCCAGTGGTTCGGCAATGTGTATATGAACGAATTAGACAAGTTTGTTAAACAGGATTTGCGCATAAAAGCGTATTTGCGGTATTGTGACGATTTTCTGTTCTTTGCTAACAGCAAAGAGGAATTGCACGATATTGCGGCCAAGGTTAAAGCGTTCTGTGCGGAAAGATTGCACTTGACTTTGAGCAAGTGTGATGTATTTCCGGTATCGCGCGGCGTTGATTTTTTGGGTTATCGCCATTTTCCAAAGTATATTTTGCTGCGGAAATCAACAGCCAAACGGGCAAAACGCAGAATCAAAAGCATTATGAAACGCGCTTATGCGCACAAAATAACATTGGGTCAGTTTCGTAGCACGATCGCAAGTTATATTGGTTGGATGCGTTGGGCGAAAACATATAATTTGCGGCGGGCTTTGGATGTGGATCGTATTATGGAGGTGTGCAAAAATGTCAGAAACATTGACGAATTGTGCAGCCGCCTGTGATGTGCCGTCTTTTGCGGACGATGCGGAAACATTTGCGGCCGCAAATCAGTATCTGGGATTGGAGGGTGATAAGATCAGCATTGAAAAACTGGTTGATAAACCCGTGAAATTCTTGGATTTCACTATTCGTGAAAGCCGGTATCAAAGATACGGCAACGAGGTTTTGATGGTTCAAGTGGAATTGGACGGGGTGAAACGCGTATTTTTTACGCAGTCCGGCCGGATTCGCCGCACACTTGAATTGTTCAAGGACAAATTGCCGCGCATGGGAACAATTAAACGCGAAAATCGCGCGTGGCGCATTGTATAAAAAAGGAGCAGAGAAAATGTCAGATGCAGTAATTGTTGCGATTATATCATCCGTGGTTGCACCCACGGTTTTATTTGTTTTGCAGTTGATAAAGGAACGCCGTGAGGGCTTTGCTATGCGGCTGCGGCGCGTTGAGATTATGCAGAATCTGCAACAGAATCCGGATGATGATCAAACAATTATGAATTTATTTGACGAATATCGCAGTCGTGGCGGCAATTCATATATTTCAGAACGAGTTGCGGAATGGAAAAAATCAAGGAGCAGACATCATGCAGTGGTTAAAAGACGCAAATAATGAATATTCGTATGCCCGCGTGGTTGGTTTTTTGGCAATCGCCGTGAATCTTGTCTGGCGTTTGTATATGGGTGTTGGCGATATAAATTCATGGCCGGCAGCATTAGCCGGTTGTTGCGGGTGTATAACAGGCGTTGTGCTTTGGGGTTTTGAGGTATGGCGCGAAAACAAAAAAGTTTCAATCAAGGTTGGTGATAAAGAATATGGAGCGGAATTAGGAAAATGAGGAGGCGGAGCATGGAGGCAAAAAGCAAAAAAGAGTTCAAAAAAATCTGTGAATACGCAGTGCATTATGAATTTTGTTATTGCTATCTGTGCGGGCTGCCGATACTGGACGGCCAAAAATGGAATTTGGATCATGTAAAGCCGGCAAGTAAAGGTGGCAAAACCACACCGGAAAATCTGCGTCCGGTGCATTACAATTGCAATCAAGCCAAAGCGGATTTGAGTTTGACGCAATTTAGGGCAATTCAAGAATTAAAGGAGCGACACAAATGAAAAAATACATTGTTTTGATTGCTGCGCTGGCATGTTTTGGCTGCGCTGGTAAATCTGCGACAGATTCAATTTCGGAATCCGTCAGCCAACAAATCGTTGCATTAAAAGAATCATTGCCACCAGAATGCCAGACCAAAGCAATATACAGTCAGATTGAGGCAATTGAATCCGGAAAAGACAGTATGCTGCAATCATGCAAATCTGATGTGGCCAAAGTAGAGGCGCAGCGCGATAAATGGATGCTTGCATTTTTTGCAATTTGCCTGATTTTAGGGGTTTTAACTATAAAAAAGTTGAAAATAATATAATTAAAGGTTGAAAATAATGTATAAATGCAAACACTTTGTAATTAAAGAATTGGTAAATCCAACATTGCTGCGTCAGATTGGCGAACAAACAGCGTGGATTTTGTTTGATGAACGGTTGCTGCGCATGGCCGATGCGATCCGTGAAAAGTTTGGCGCATGCACAGTCAATGCATCTGGGCTGGTTGATTGTGGGCTGCGCGATCCACAAAGCACAACCGGTGCAAAATACAGCATGCACAAAATCGGGCGTGCGTTGGATTTGCATATACGGTCAATTGAATTGGAATGTGCCGGTGATAAAGCCGCCAAGGTTAAAGCATACAATCGTGTCCGCGAACAGTTGATGTTGCTGCCGGCATTTGACGGATTAAACTTTGAAAACAATATATCATGGTTGCATATTGACACCGGCAACCGCCAGAACAGATTATTTAATCCATAATTATGCTGCCAACAGGGTATTAAAATCCCAATTGGCCGCTTGATAACGCCGAATTTCCGCCGCTTTGGAGGTTCGAATATTGCACAGTAAGGTGCCCCATAAAATTTACCCCCACCAAAACGGTGGGGTTTAATTTTATCTGGTAGGGTCCAGATTTGAACTGCCCAGTTCGACAAAAAAGCAGTTGAGAACAAGCGAAGTACAGTTCGAAACGTAGCGATTTGGAAAGGGGCCCATCATGCCGCAGGCAGATGGGAATATACAATCTGGTCACCCGCCCCATAAAATTTACCCCCACCAAAACGGTGGGGTTTAATTTTATTTGGTAGGGTCCAGATTTGAACTGTCCAGTTCGACAAAAAAGCAGTTGAGAACAAGCGAAGTGCAGTTCGAAACGTAGCGATTTGGAAAGGGGCCC